ACCAGGCTTGCCATCACTAGACTTACTCTTGCCAAACCAGTCACGCAGAGAAGAATCACCACTTTTCGATTCACTTACTCCTCCACCATTACCATTTCCATTAGAACCATTACCATTTCCATTGGAACCATTCCCATTGGAACCATTTCCATTCTTATTCTCATCATCATCCACAGAATGACCATTCTCCTTACGGAGATATCCGGCACGACCAACCATCTTAAACCCTTTGGGTATAGGTTTACATTTTTCGTCAGTGTAGCAGTAATAATATCCTGCTTTACATTTGCCGTTCTTAGCCATTCAAAAGAGTAATTACTCTTTATTATTTATCAACCATCAAGTGCCACAGTAAGACCAAGAGTCATACCAGGTAGTGACTGCCAATTAGTTCCATCATAGAACTCCATTTTCTTGGATGTGGTATTAAAAATTATCGCACCTTCATCAAATGAACCAGCATCTCTTTGTGTTGTTGTATAAATTGGTGGATAGAAAGCAGTAGATGCTTTAATAGTTGAAGCACTGACAGTACCAGTTGTTAAAATTCCAGTAACTCTTGCATCACCATTTACAACTAAGTCTTCATTATAAAAACCAGTATCGACACCAACATGCAATTTGGTTGCAGTCGCTATTCCACTTACATTCCAATTTCTAGCATTTGCTTCATCGTATATAATATCACCAGAAACATTTAAGTCACCACTTAAAGTTAAATTAGTTCCCGTTGCATTTTCTGCTAATTCGGATGCAGCGCCACCACCGACTGCTGTACTAGCAATACCTACCCATTTGGCACCATTATAAATTAATAACTGTCCTTGACCTGTAGTCTGATCAAATGTTACATCGTCAAGATCCTTAATAAATCCAGCACCACCACCACCGATGGTAGCAATTTGTTGCTGAATTCTATTAATGAATGTTCTATAATGATTTTGAAGATCGTCAAGTGTTGCAAACTTTTGATTTAGAGGAGTTAATGGATCCCCAGAATTTTTTGTAGATGGATCTCCAGGTAAGGTTGGGTTATCCTCTTTTAAAAGTTTTTTCTCATTGAAGTCTGATATCGTTTCTTCAATAAAGTTTATTTTATCAACTAATTCTTTATTTTTTTTCTCTAGTTTGTCTAACTGAAGTTTATCAAAAACTTCCTTTATTTCTTCTCGGATGTTCTCAATAGTTTCATTCTGTTTATTGACATGCTTTTCATTGACAACAAGATCTATCTCAAGACCTTTCATCTGGTCAGAAATTTTATCTCTAAACTTACTTACTTCAGTTTTAAGACTTGCATGATAATTTTCGTTTGATGTAATTAAATTACCTTGAATTTCTCTAAGATCTTCAGTTACAGCTTCTTCTAAGAAATCAAACCTTTTATGATATCTCTCAATCTCACTAGAATAATGTTCTAATTTTTCATTATCACTAATTTCTCTTTTTTTAAAATCTTTATATAAATTATCGTAAGTTTTTGATATTGAATTAATCTCTCCTTTATATTCCTCTATGACAGACTGAAGTTCTCCAATCTTTTCTTCAGTTTTTTCGTAAATTCCTCCAGAAATAGATTCAATCTTTTCTGTAAGTGTATTAACTTTAGAAAGAACCTGTTCCTCTAATTCTTTTACTTCCTTTTCGGATTTAATTTTACTCTCAATTAGAAGATTATTATACTTAGGTATTTCATTTTCAGTAAATTCCTTTACTTTTGCATTCAAGTTTTCAATTATTTCTTGATAAGAATCAATTGAAGTTTTAATTTTTTCTTCAGTTCTTAATTCAGTTTCTACAAAAAACTTTTTATATTTTGGAAGTTCTTTTTCTACTAAGTCTGCTACAGTACTATTGACATCTTTAGTTGTTTTTCTAAAATCATTTTTGATGTCGGAAATGATTTTTTCATTAAGACTTTCAACAGTCTTTAAAGCACTGGTAACTTCTTTATTAGTATCGGACTTAATTGTATCTAAATTTTCCTCAACCTCTCCTTTAAATTTTACAAACCTATCATCTACTCTAACTTCTGATTCTGATACTAACTTTTTATATTTTGGTACATCAATATCAATAAAAGATTCTACCGAGTTGGAAAGATTAGAAAAATCCTCTTTAATTTTATCTACGGTTTCTCCATTGATAGAAGATATTTTAGATTCAATTTTAGATATAGATTCCTGCACGAAAAGAAGTTGTGCCATCATGGCACTATCAAGATCTTCCTTTCTAATTAATTCCTTTAAATCTTCTTTTATTGTAGAGATCTCTTGAGAAACAGTTTCAACTTTTTCTAAGTTCTCTTTAAAACTATCAAATGTATTTGTAAAATCTGATAGTGATTTAATATGATTTAAATTGTCTTTAAAAGTGTCAAATGCTTCTGAAACCTTCTCAATCTTTTCTGGGCGTGCAGAATCATACTCCTCTTTTATCTGATCTAGAGGAGTTTTATTTGTATCTTTAAAAAAATCTGAAGGCTTCTTTAATGCCACTTTTTATATATCTCCACTACATTTATTATTTATTGTCATCTTTTAAACCATTCTTCAACATTTTTGCCAAATCCGCAGTAGACCCAACAAATAGTGCATTATTTACAGTAGAGGGACCTTTTGATTTAGTCTCTTCTTCAACATCTTTTAATTTTTTCTGAAGATCCATTAATTTATCAGTTGCATCAGCAACATTTTTAATCAACTGTCCAGCAACTTCATATGCTCTAGGCATTTCACTTTCTTGTGCTAATTCAAGAATTCCATTAATTGCTTCTTGACCTTTTTCAATTATACTATAAAGATTTCCCCTAGTATACTCATAATCTTTTGTGACATCGTCAGGTCTAGATTTAGTAACTTCTTGAACTTCTTTTTTTACAATTTCAGCATCAATAATATCATCTGAAACATTAAAGGTATCGTTTAGATCTTCAAATCTGCCGCCGGTTTTCATAAGAAACCACCATCAAATCCAAAATTGTCACCATCTTCAATGAGAGCACTATCTACACCAATAGTTCCAACACTTGGTAAACTTGTAGTTGTATAGTCGATACCTTTGACCGACGCCCCAGAAACATGTTTTTCTGCTTTTGTATTATCTCTTCCTCTGTCAACTGTAATCTTATTATCCGTTTTAGATCTAACGAATAATTCTTCGTCTCCAATAAAAATATATTTGTCTGCTTTTATCCCGGTAGCATCAGCAACTTCAAATGTTTTTGTTGTCGCAGTTATATCTTGTGCTAATGTTGTGATAACATTATTAGTATAAGACTTCAATGCTCTTGCAGTTGCAGAATATGTAAGTTCTCTTGTAGCATTTGCTGTATCTGTTCCAGTAACAAAACTGACAGTTGCTCTCTTGATAATATCTTTAGAAGCAGTAGATGTTGGACCAAAGAGATATGTCTTTGCAGTAAATCTTAAAGTATAGTATAATGCTCTTCTTGTGCTAAAATCACCTTCATAATCGTCTTGCATGGTAACACTTTCCAATACAATCGGAACATCTCTCTTTTCTTTAATCTGATCTACCAATTCTATTGTCAAATTATATGAGGGTTGGAAATATGGTAAAATTTGTTCTACAATTTGAAGAGCATCATCATTTAATTTTGTGAAGATACTCAGTTCAAATTGCATATTATATGGAACTGGCATAAATGACTTTCTACTTTCAGTGCCATCATCTTTATCTTTTGCTATAAAAGTTTGAGTTGTTGTAACTTTTCTACTGGGATCATAAGTTAATCCAGTAAACTCAAATGACATTCTTGGCAAAGTAATTGCCGTTGGTTTGTTAAGATCGGGTGACTGCTCTATTCTAGCTAAAAACTTTTGGGTTGGTCCATAAGCCAAAGGAATTCTAAGAACAGAATTTTCCTGCTGAATCTCTATTGAATTAAACAGGGTTCCGAAACCAATAATGGTTCGTCTTAGTATTTCGTTGTAGAAATATTCAAACATGATTAAACCTTAACACATTAATACTACCAATAAAACTATTTAGGGCATTCCAAAAGGATTATGTTCACTAAAGTCTAATATAGAATCTGCAGCACTTTCTATATTAAAATTATCTGCAAATGGATCATTATCAATCGTCTTGTCAATAGTTCTTAGAGTTTTTGTTGCACCTGAAGTTGAACCAGTTAATGTTTCTCCTACAGAAAATGATCCAGATACATTAGAAATCTCAAGAACATTTGTTATAGAATTCCAAGACCTAACCCTAGCAGTTACGTTACTTGTAGATCCTGTAACAATTTCATTGAATGCAAAATCCAAAGCATTGCTGGAAGAAACTGGTGCTTCAATAGAAATTGTTGGTGCTACTGAATATCCAAGTCCTGCATTTGTTAGGTAAATATTTGTAATTGTTCCAGCAGTACTTACAATTGATGTTGCAGTAGCAGAAACTGTAGTTACTCCAGTCTTAAATATTTCATTTGTGAATGAAATTGTTGGATTATTGATGTAACCACCGCCAGAATTTGTTATCGTAACTATTCCAACTATATTATCACCAATATTTGCTGTCGCAGCTGCACCAACTCCAGTTCCATCAGTGGTACTAAACGTTACTGATGGTGCGACAGTATAACCAGAACCTGGATTGGACACATCAACCCTTTGAACTGATTGTAATCTTGGAT